TAAGCCAAATGTAGTAGTGATTAAAACTGGATACGCTGCTGCTGGGCCACCTACAGCTCCAGCAGCTAACGTAGGTACCATAACTTCAATTAAACTAGGTACTGCGTCACCTATAGCGGTAGCGATAACCCTAGGGTGCCAGTAAGGTAAATCTGCAATTTCTGGAGGCCTAAGTAACTCTGGGTTTTCTTTAAGCTGTATTTGTAACTCTGTGTATTTTTTTACCCCCCAATTATATAAAGGACTACTAGCAGTCATTTCCGCTGCTTTTTTAGTAGATATAGCGGGTCTAGTTACACCAAAACCATCTCTTCTACTATATGTTGTTTCTTTTTCTCTAGCTCTAGTAGTACCTAAACCCATTGCTAAAGGAGCAAGGGTTTGCATACCTTTAGTTGCAAATAGTCTTCTAGTTCCTCGAGTAAAATCTCGCCAGATACTACTATCTTCTTCTTCTTTTTGTTTTAATTCTTCCTCAGTGGGTTCACTAAGGATTTGTTCTACTAAGGATTTACTTTCTTCCTCTGGGGGAATACTTTCTTTCAGTATCCTTATGACTTCAGGAGATAACTGAGGCATAAGCTGTTACAAGCCTTTTATTATTTCAATAATTTCTTCTTCTGAATACCCTTTTTTAGCAAGTTCTGCTTTCATTATTTCTGCCTGTAGCTGAGGGTTGTCTTTAGCTTTTCTATAATCTGCTCTATTTATAATACTTCGGACTGCTTGTTTTCTTTGAGTTTTTTGCCACCAACTAAGTTCTTTTTTCTGAGGTTTAGTTGGCTCAGACGTTACTTTACTTGAGTCAATACCTAATTTATCAAGCTTATCTTTTATTAATCTTTCTTTATACGCCTCAACACTATCTGATGGTACAGATTCAAGAAGAGACTCTTCTGAACTAGTAATTTCATCATCTTCTTTTTTTATTGAAATTTCTGCAATCTCATTCTGCAACTTCTTTTTAGCATCTTCTTCTTTTTTCTCAATCTTTTCCTTAGCGTCTTTTTCCTTTTTAGCGGCTTTCTTTATGGTTTCTGAACTTGGAGATAATGTACTAACAGGAAAGCCAACCATGCTTGAATCTGCTCGATTACCTTTACCGTCTAGTATTCTTTGAGCAGCTTGATTTTTTAAAAGTTTAACGGGGTCTGTCGGTGTATTTTCAGCACTCATCCTCTTTTGAATGATGCCCATGATGAATTTTTTTTGTTCTGGATTCATATTAACTAATTAATCTATAAAGGTCTGCAATAGGCCAAGTATTTAAATCATCTCCATGTTTTTTGCGAAGTTGGTTAAATTGAACATTGCCTACTAAAGTACTTGCGATGTCGTCTATTCCTCCCGTAGCATTAGTACGCCTAGCTAGAGCATCTTGATAATCTCTCTCTGTATCTTGAAAACCAATCTCGCCTAATTTATCTTGTGCTCTTACTTTGCTCTCTGCATTTGACATTGCTATCGCTCTTGCTTGATTTGCAATAGTTCTCATTCTCTCTGCTTGTATTCGGCCCTCTGCTTGGTTCAATACTCCGCTGTTTTTTATTCCAGCAGAAGTTAATCTACCTTCAGTTTTCGTAAGTGCGTTAGAAGCAGTTTGAGCAGTTGTTTGAGCTGTTGATTGCAACATTTGATTTTGCTGAGATGGGCTATAAACACCTTGAGTAGCTCTTTTTTGAAGGATTTTCCTGTATGCTGATTCTGCGGGAGACTGAGTTCTTTGAACTGGATTTAACCAATTATATAGAAGCTTACCTCCTTGATATATTTGTTGCCCATAAGGGATAAGAGATGCTGCTATCTCACCTAATTTGTTTTTTTCCGGTGCTGTTCCGTTAGCCATTTTTAAATACCTTTAAATGTCCAGTTTTTACCGTTTTCATCTTTTATAATAAGCCAAGCTTCGTCTTTGTCTGGGTTATCTGGGCCCAAACTAGACTCTTTAACAACTTTAAATTGCACATTGCTTAAATCTAAACCTTGTTTAACTTGTTTAACGGGTTCTATATTATTAAATATTCCTCTTTTCACGTTAGATTTTTTTGACATACTGCTTGTCCTTTCGTATTGCTTGTTAAAAATCATTTCCACTTTGTAATCTTTGAGCTGATGCTTTGACTATAACCCCAATAGAACCAGTTATTATATTTTGCCACCTAATTCCATTACTAGCACTCCAAGTAATTTTTCCACCATTACCAGTGCTGTTGTAAGATTGAATTAAATACCCATGGTCTTCTGGGTCTTCAACGGTATTATTCATTCGATAACAATATCCAGATGTAATACCTTCGTTTACTCCGTTATTAAAAACAACAGTAACTAACCAAACCGTACCATTTACCTCATCTGCTGAAGCATCTGGAACAATGGTTAAATAGTCATTTTCGGCTGTGGTAGCATTAGCTTTATATGTATATGCTCTAATTAATTTTTGAGTATCTAATGCTTCAAATTTTGTGTACTCCTGAGTAGCACTTCCGCCTTCTATTGTCCCCTTATCCATAACAATCGGAGCATCACTATCTCTCCATAGATTACCAGTCTCGAAAATTCCATGAACTTTTACACGATTATTGGAAGTATGTGGAGTAATAGAAGAACCAACTCCTATATCTATAGGCCCTGTTGCTCTCATCAACATAGAAGTTGCTTGATTAGCATTATTGTTTTCAGCTCTTAACCTAATATTGTTTGCACTTTTTATATCCACTCCATAACTACTTCCCTTAGAGTGTTGATTAGTTTGCTCTATTAATATGTTATTATATTTTGAAGCAGTGTTTCCAGCGTCCGTTTTTATATGTATCCCATTAGCATCTTGATTATTCGCATCCGTTCCTGACTCTGCTAACTTATTATATGCTTGTACAGTTACATTACCAACCTTAGTAAAATCGTTTTTACCACCAATATTATTTAAAGTTTTAGGTGCTGATGTTGCTCCATGGGCTTCAATAGTTATATTCCCTTCGCTGGTTATATCGCAATTATTCCCAATGTTTGCGTCAACAGTTCTTGTAGTGTCTACAGTAATATTATTTGCATCAATATCTAAATCGTTTGTTGAAGTAAGATTTATATCACCGCCAGAAACGAGACTAACATCATTACTGCCAGTAGCAACAATATTTGATGGATTTGCACCGGATACAGAAAAGGCTCCATCAGTGGTGTCAATAGTAGTTCTATCTAATGTCGTATGCCCATTTACATCTAAAGTTCCAGTAGCGGCTACATTTCCAGAAAAAGTAGCACTTGCACCTGATAACTCACCTACATTTGTTACATTATTTCCACCATGAGATTGAGCTGCTGTAAAATCTTTGCGTCCATCGGCATATATTAAATTATCATCAGCATATTGCTCGGGATTACTAATTACAGGAGCCTGATTAAATTGGTGTGAATACCAAGTTCCATTATATTTGACAAAATAAAATAATCCCTTACCGTCTACCCATCTAATTGTTTCTTGGCCATCATGACCTTCATTAGCTGAAGGGTATCCCTTAGTAATGGTATTTAATTTTTTCCGGGATTGATTAATTTTACGTTGTAAAACTCGCTGGGTTCTACTCATATTCGATTTCTATTTTATATATTTCAATATTTTTTGCAGTTGCGTTTGCAGATGAAATCGCTAATTGAATGTATTTGGCCCTACAACCAACCCTAAAAACGCTAAGTGTATTATCAGTCTCATTATCATCAGTTGGAAAATTTATATCTTTATGGGCTGATGAAGATTTATCAACAAAAACTTGTAATTTCGCACCCACACTAGAGTGCACGCCTTTATGTGTAATATTTATTTTACGTATTTTAACATTTTTACTTATTTTATTTAATTGGATA